TCCCAGTCCCATTAGTGCTGATGGCTAGTTGGTCTGCACCAGGGGAGTAGATGCCTGTGTTGGTGTCGGTGCCTGGGTACAGCGATGGCAGGGCGGCGGTGCCAAGCGGAACGCTGAGCGTTGAGTCCAGCGTGGTGGCGCCCGTAACATCCAGCGTTCCAGGGATGTCTACGTTGTCGGTCCACTCCACGCCCGTGCCAGCAGCATCGGTTTGCAGCAGTTGACGGGCAGCGCCATCGGCCAGCTTCGATACAGCAATCTCAGCCGTTGCAGAAATATCACCATCAACAATCGTGCCATCAGCCAGCATTGTGCTGGTCACTGATCCGGTATCACCAGTGGTGACAACAGTGCCGGTCACATCGGGCAGCGTGATCGTGCGATCTGCTGTTGGATCTGTGACGGCCAGAGTCGTTTCAAATCCGTTAGCTGTGCTGCCTTCAAAAGTCAGGCTGCCAGTGCTGCCGATCTCGAGATTGCCCGTGATCGACAGGTTGCCGCTGCCATCTGGGATCGGCAGATAGGTCAAGCCGTTCCAATTGGTGGTGCCATCACCGATCTTGAACTTCTTAGTATCCGTTTCGTAGCCGATCTCACCAGATAGCAGAATCGGATTGGCGGCTGTCCAGTTCGCAGCGGTGTCTTTCCGCTGCGCCATTTGAATGCGGATCGTAGTTGCAGTCATGATTCAGCACCACCAGCTTGCAGGATAAGAGCGGCGGCCGTTGCAGGATCTGCATCGTCACCATCAAGGATGAACGGTGCAGTGCCAGTCATGGCGTAGGAGGTAAAGGCCTCCTCAGCACCGAGCGTGGCAGGTTCGCCGATCAGGTTGTAGATCAGGAAGTTGCCGATCAGAGCCACCAGCTCCACGGTGACATCGGTGAACACACCAGCCTGCACCTCTTCTGGCTTGGCGCCATAACGGTAAAGGCCATCAGCAGGCATCACATCACCGCCATTCCAGAGCGATGGTGCAACGGTGAAGGTGCGGTGACTGCCAGCTGAATCGATGTAGTGCTGGCGGATCAGCGCCACCTGCGTCTGTGTGAGGTTGGTGTAGGTGAGCGTGATCCTGAAGTTGCTCTGTCGCAGGCTGTGCCTAAACAGCACTGGCGCACCGTTCTGCGTTTGCTCTGCTGAGACGTTCAGGCCGCCCAGGTCATAGCTGACGGAGTTGGGCTCCAGGGATGGGAAAACGGTCATATCAGGTATGGCGGCAGGAGCTGCAACTCCACTGTGGCGCTGATCACGCTGCAGTACTCATCGATCTGTGGTGGAGACAGATAGCGCCAGAGGTAGCCAGCTGGGAATGTGACGCTGGTAGCAGTGAGCAGGCTGCTAGGCAGATCGAATGGCTCGAAGGTGCCATGCAGTGCGTAATGGCTGATGACGTTGAACTTCTCTGCTGCGGTGAGCGCAAGGAATGTCATGCGCAGGATGTGAGCCACGCTGGCATTGCTATGGCGCACGCTGGCCTCATAGCCATCGAGCACAGCAAATTCACTGCTGGCATTGGTGCCAGGTGTATAGGTGCGAGAGGCGGGCTGTAGTGATGGGAAGGTGGCCATGATCAGCTGCAGCTCACGGTGTTGTTGTAGCTCAGCGAATTAAGGTAAACGGATTCCTTGACGCATCCGATTGCGCCACCTCCATAACTTGAGACGATCCATCCAAGCTTCTGCCCCTTAACATAGGATCCTTGGTTCTTTGAAATTGTGAAAATAGCGCATAAAGCATCAACCGTTGGGTTAAATGTGACATTGTTGGCATTTGTTGTTGATGCGCTCAATCGCACCCAATCAATCCCAAATGCTGCGGCATACGTTTGGTAAGTAGTGCCCTCAACGCAAACAGCCGAGATTTGACCCTTGTTGGAGATAGTGTAAGACTTATAAACAGGGACTGGCACTGTGTACGATCTAGACTGGTTTACGGTGCCAGTTGGATTTCCACATCCTCCACAACCAAAACTTGAGACGAGATAAATGACAACCTGCGCAGAAAGGCTGGTCGTGCATTCAGTCGTCAATGTCGCCAGTGTTTGGCCCAGTGACTGCGGCGGGCCCCAACCGCTCGCCGTTGAAGGATCCTTGCACCGGCCAGTAGCGACGATGTAATGATCAATCTCGTCTGTGGTGATCGACAGATCCCAAGAGCCGCTGATTGGCTCATCTTGGCAGGAGATCTCAGTCTCTGCGCCAGTGTCTTTGTTGATCTTGCTCCAGCACACTTGGCCAGCGCACGTGAAGTCGTCATCACTGACAGATAAGGTATCGCCAGACTCCGGCGCTCCAAAGGTGCCCGTGCCGCCAGTGATATATCCAACACCATCCTGGTCCAGTGATTCTTCTAACGGATCCGTTGGATTGTTCCATCCACCAATCGGTGACGGTCCACCACTCGGCTGATCAGCCGGTTGGCTTACATCCGGGCCAATCGGTGGGCTGCCACCTTCTGGCCATGTCGTTTCAGTTGGCGTATCAAGTGAAACGGTAGTGTCTGCAAGATCTGGCGTGTCATCAAAAGCCGGATAATCAATGCCGCCACTGCCAACTGGTGTGTTATCAGATGATGAGTTGTCATCACAGCTGTAGTTACTGCGGCCTGCTGCGATAGTCACTCCCGGCGCTGTTGCAGCTGCCACTTCAAGTGCCACCAAGCTGCGGCCTTGTGAATCGATTGGATAATGCGTCAGATCAAATACGCAAGCGCCGCTTGCAGTCTTTTCAATGCGCTCCACTTCGTAGAGGAAGTCATGGTAGTCAAGTGCTGCTAGTGCTGTCTCACGCCGCAGCCGGACCCGCACGATGTCGCCAAGGGCAAGCGTGTCGTTATAACTGGCCGGGCGTACAGTCAAGCGCAACGTGTGTGTGATGTACTTGCGTCTTGCAAGACGATACGCACCAACCTTTACAGCGTGCGTTTCGCTGGTGCAAAAGCCACTTAGGTCATACTGCTCAAATGGCCCAGCAGCAGCTTCGCCGGTGTATCGGATCTCAGTAGTGCGGGCAAAACCAATATCCGAATCAGGCTGCTGTCGCCACATCATCTGCAGGCAGACTGGCTGTCGGTCAGTCAGTGGAATGTATTGGATCTCAAATCCATCTGGCAACAGGTGATCTTCGGTGAACGTGAAGGACCATCCAATGGCAGTGGTCTTGATGGTGTGATCTACGTTTACCGGCAGCCGAGGTCTGAATGCAAACTTACCGTTTGATTCAGTCAGGCGCAGCAGGAAGTCATTGCTGATCTGCTCGAGCCATTCGTCTAGATTCAGGCTCTCCTCGAATACGCCATTAAAGTGCAGGCCATTCACATTGGTGAAATTGGCCGCGGCTAGCATCTGTGTGGTATCAATCAACGTGCTAGGAATACGGCCTGATTGATCCATCAGGTACAGCGCCAAGTCGATCACATTGTTGCTGGGGCCCAACGTGCTATCAATGATCCGAGTGATCCCGATGCCTTCACGTACAAAGACGTGCAGCTGTTGCTCCCATCGTTCGCTGCCATCAACGAAGGTATTTACATAGCTCATCGTTGTCATATCTGCGTATCGCCCTGAAGTGCCGCAATAGAACGGACACGACCACGGCTGTGTATCGACCACAGTTGTCACCAGATTGCCCGGCGTCCAGGTGCCTGCTCTGCGGTCATAGGTCTGATTCCACGTGCCTTGACGGCATGGGCCGACAAAGCAATCTTTGATTGCAATCTGTGGCAGCTCGCCTTGGCTCAATACAACCATCAAGCTGACAGTGAGTGCGTTGGTGGTGCCATCGTTCTGGTAGCGCGCCTCTGTAGCGCCAGGGCTTACCATCACTCCGCCATTGCTGGATACGCGACGACAAAACACAATCGGCACCGGATCGCCGATCTTGTAAGCGCGCTGCTGTGCTGTGAGATCATCAGCAGCATGTGCTGCAGCCTCGATCAAGGGGGGATCAGTGAGGCCGCTTTGATAAGCCAGCAGCGAAAGGGGATCGGAAATGTTGATCGTCATATCCGAAGCGGTGACCCGATCAGGTAGCTGGTGAATTTACGTGGGGGCACCTGAGCTCCCACTGGTGACAGGCTACTGCCGAGCTCCACATCAAGTCGCGTGAAGGTGCCGGATACGTCGATCACTTCAGCGGTGTAGCTGGCGATCAGATTTTGACCAGCTTGTGGGGCTGTATTGTCCAGCCTGCTATCGAACTCGTAAATCTTGAGCTCGCAGAATCGGCCATAGCTCAATGCCAGCGTAAATGCTTGCACGATGCTGTTAGTGGCCGGCACTGTGATGCTGACTGATTTGCCGCCACTCGCGCCAGATTCAATAATGCCGCTGGCACTGAATGGCATGTATGACCAACTGGCCTCATCGAGCGTTACGGTCTGGTTGACGTAGTAGGTCTGCCAGCGCGCGTAGGTGGTGGTCGCATCAAAGATGCGCAGGTACTGGCTCTGAGCTCTATTGCTCATCAGTAAGCACCTTGATAGCGGCGGCCACCATAGCTGCGGGAGTTGCGGAAGATCTGCGCACCAAAGTCTTGTAGCGCACCTTCAAGGTCGCCGATGGTGACATAGCGCTGGCCATCTTGCTGCAGCACAGGGCCGGTGGTGATCTGCACAGTGGTGTTGGCTGCACCGCCGCCGCCCATGGCGCCGACTACGCCACCTTCAGCAAAAGCTGGGATAACGTTACGGCCACGCAATCCACCCAGATAGTTGGCGGCAGCCTTGGCCATCTTGTGTTCAGGGATGATGTATTCAGGTCCAGCTTCGCCAACCATGGCTAGGGTCGGTCCCGACACCATGCCACCTGCGGCAAATTGCGGAATTGAAATGCCGGGAATTGTCGGGATGTCAGGAGCTGGCAGGCGATTGAATCCACTGATTACATTGTTGAGTGTCTTGATGTAGTTGTTGAGGCCGCCGAAAAGGAATCTAAGGATTCCGTTGAAGATCGACTTGATGGTATTGGCTGCCGCTTGAAAGGGTGCGGTTAGGAATTTGCCGATATTGCTGAATGCAGATTGAATGCCTGAAATCAGGTTTTTGATGCCATCCGCTACTGGCTTGATGAACGTGTTGTAGAAGGCTGTTGCAGCTGCAGCGATCACCTTGCCAATCGCCTGGAAGGCTTGGCCGATCTGATCACGGAATGCATAAATGGCTACGCCAGCAGCGATAGCAAGTGCGACCCAACCAACGGGGCCCGTAAATACGCCAATCAGAATCTGCCCAAGCGTACCAAGGCCTGCAATTAATGGGCCAATAGCACCTGCCCAACCTGCAATCACAGCCGGGATGCCCACCAGTATTGGCACCAAAGCACCTAGTGCGCCGATAATTGGACCACCAATAGCGATCACACCGCTCAATGCCGTCAATGCCACAACCAATCCAGACAATGCAACAATCATCGTCTGCACTGGTTCTGGTGCTTTTGCGATCATGTCAATCAAGCCAGTCAATGCTTGAATCAATGGCGTAAGCACTTGCGCGATATTATCCCCAAGCACAACCTGCAGATCATAGAATTTTTCACCGAGAGTATCGACCGCACCAGCTAGGCCCTGTGCTGCAGCAACAGCATTGCCGCCGTATTGTTTTTCAAGTTCAACAAGAATAAGACGTTGCGCCTCTGCGATATTGCCAGTCTCCTGCAAAGATTCGATAACAGCTTTTTGATCTTCGCTAAATTGAATGCCTGAGCGTCCTAATGCTGACAGGCCTTTTGCTGGATCGTTTAGTGCCTTAGCAAGCTGCATAAATGCGCCGCTCACTTCGGTGCCGCTTGTGTAGGCTACATCCGCAGCAGCCTTGGCTACACGTTCATAGCTATCAACGCCGATATTGCCAAAGCTGGTTAGAAGACCAAATCCTTTTCGAAAGTCTTCCTCATTGAAGAGGGTTGCTTCGCCAAGATCACTAGAAATTTTCTGTAGCTTTTCAAGCTGACCAGTACTTGCTCCAATGTTCTTTAGGCCATTCTCAAGCAGTTTTGTTTGAGCTTGAAATTCTCCAAACGTATCGATTGACTTTTTGAGTGCGGCGCCAATGCCTGCAGCACCAACGATTCCGATCAGTGATGTGCTGGCTGCCCCAAGCTTGCCAAACGCACCAGCCAAGCCGTTGGCTTTTGTGGTTGCCCCACCCAGCGAGTTACTAAGGCCATTGATCTGATTGGCGCCATCAACCCGTGCCCTGATGGTGAGAGCCGTGGTCATGTCCAGCGCCATAGCTCAATCCTTGCGGCTGTTGACGATCTCTATCACTTTAGCCTCGATCACCTGCAGATCCTCAAGCATCGTGCGCTGATCCGAGACCTGGTAAAGCTCCATGATCCACCGGAGGGCTGGGTAATCCATCCCGATGATGCCGGATGCGCCACCACGCCATTGCGTCTGCACCTTCAAAAACAGGTCAACAGCAGGCCAAGCATCAGGCATCACCTTGTAATGCTCGGTGCGTTCATCAAGGTCTGGCAGCACCAAACCGAACGCTGCAGCATCGTCCTGCGTGTCGTCAATCGTTGCGCCGCCGGCCCAGTACTCAGCGGCGCCGATCAGTTTTTTCGCTTCTGCTCAACCAGCGACTCGAAATAGGCACCGATCAACGCACCAGCCACCATGGGCACGTCGAGCAGTTCGGCCTTGGCGCCTTCGCTATATGGCACCTCATCACCATCGCCATCGACGATGCCAGACCATCCCATCAGGATCTCATCAGCAATGCTCTGGTCGGTTACGCCATTGTCCAGATCCTCGCCCTGTTCAGCGGCGCGCATCCGCTGCTGTACCTGCTGCTGGATTTCATTGATGCGGCTTTGCGGCAGCCGCTTGAACACGGCATCAAAGCTGGCTTTCTCACGCTTGCCGCCATCAGCTGGTAGGCGGATTACCACCGGCCAGCTGTAGCTCTGCGATTGACTGAGAACAAATGCCACAGGTCAGGTGTAGACGAGACTCATCTCATCATTGCCTGAACTGGTCGGAACCGCAATAAAAGGCATGTTCAGCATTTGAATGCCGTCCTGATCCGAGTATGTCAGGTTGCCTAGGTCTGACTGTGCAGTGGTCATGGTGACGATGTTGCCGGCAGTCTGGCCATGCTGAAAGGTGATGCTGCCAGTGCTGGTGCCGGTCGCCACTGTAAAGAAATCCTTTGCCGTGATGGTCGGCGCCTCAATCACAACAGTGCCATTAGGCGCGCGGTTTGTGATCAGGATCTCCTTGGTGCAGCCCACCAGCTCTCGGTAGATCACGTCATTGGCAAGGCTGAAGTTGTAGCTCATCAAGCAACCGCTGTAGCTGAATGCGCTAAAGGCCGTGGTGTTGCCTTCTTTGAAGATCACAGGCGTTGCCTGATCGTTGTAGGTCGGGGTCGGCAGCGCTACGTCCGTGGGTGCGTTGTAGATGCCGGTCATGCTGAAGCTGATTACCGGGATCTGACCCACTTCGCAGCTCATCTCAAAGGTGCCGCGGCAACCGGTCACCTTATGGCGGATGCCATCCTGGTGGTAGTAGATCGTGCAGCTTTCAAAGCCGCTGCTCTCAGGTGCATAGGTGACGCTTGCGCCAGCGGAAACGGCCTCACTAAGACCACAGCTACGCAGCACCACGCCATAAGCGGGAGCTGTGCCAGCAGCGCCCGAACCGGCCACCTCAACTTCAAAGCTCAGCTCTACGCGAGTCTGGCTGAGCAGCTGATCGGATTGGCCCAGGTAAGGGCGCACCAGCTCGCGTTTGACGGTATCAGCCACCAGCGGCTGAATTTCAAGATTGCGTACCAGTACTGCATCGCCACCAACTGGCGTCGGATCCGTGCCATAAGTGCCTTCGATCTTGGCGAGGATCAGGCGCCGGCGAGTGAGTACAGATGCCATGGGTGGCTCCCAATAGTTGAATCAATGGGCGCCGAGGCCCTGCTCCTGCCTATCCTAGCTGCTGCGTTCATGCGCTCAGATTTGCCACCTGAGTGCGGTAGCGCACCACATAGTCGCAACTGATAACGCCGGCAGGTTGATCAGCTTCGACCATCTCGAAATTGACCAGGCTCGGTTGTATGTCGTATGCCCTGCCACCTAGCGTCAAATCCGCCATAAGCTTGCTGTGCATGGATTGAACAGTTGGATCAGCCAGGTGGTCTGGGATGTTGCCGCGCACAATCACAGCAATGCGGACCGTAAGGCTCCAATCCAAAGTAGGCAGGGTGGTGTTTTGCTGCGCCTGATCAGTGATTGGCTCGATCACGATGGCCGGGCTTTCCTGCCGCGCTAGTGGCTCCACCCTGCTGCGATAGATCCTGGTGCCAACGCCTGTAGTGCCAGCCAGTGCGGTCTTGATTGCGCTCAGGATCTGCTCGCGCTTAGTGGTCATCAGAGCACCTCAACAGCGCTGATGCGACCACGTTGCAATGCAATCGACGTGGTGTGCCCAATGTTAGCCACATACATCGCCACCTCATCGTTGTTGGCCATTTCGATCATCCAAAAGCAAATCAGCTTTGCTACCTGCTGATTCGATCCAGTAAACGCCATGCATTCTGATTGGGCGATTTCGTTGCCGTTCTTGGCCAGCTTGATCCCTAAGGTTTCGTTGTTGCCAGATGATGCGTCCATGCTGGCCATCACCATGAATAGCTTCGTTGCGCCGCTAGTGTTTTTCAGCGCGAACGAGTCTGTCGTGCCCAGTGCAACGCCTGCATCGGTGCTTGTGTCAAACGTTGCCGTTAAACCAGTGGATTGATAGGTCGCTGATTGGGCAATGGCAATCGTGCCGCTGTCCATCTTGCTGGCTTGGCCGCGCGCTTGCGTTGCAGTGCTTGCGGGGTAATAGCTCAGCCCTGACCACGCAGTGCTGCCATCGCCTGCTTTTAGCTTGCGTGTGTCAGTCTCTAGGCCAACCTCGCCATTCAATAGGACTGGATTGGTTGCTGTCCAGTTGGCCGCAGTGTCACGCCGCAGCCTGATGCGTGCAATGCTGCTCATGCTGCGCCACCGTCTAGGTCGTTGCCTTCAAGGTAGCTCGCATCAGCTGCGCCACCGTCAAACTCTGGGTTCAGCTGTTCGTTGCCTAGGTCAGCGATGGTCACATCAGCGCTGTTGCCGTCAATCGGCGTATCAGGTTCCGTCAAGGTTGTGGCAACGCTGCGCATCAGTCCGATCTGACACATAGCGCCATCATCAATCAACCGCGTTTCACGCACCGTATAAGGCACGCCGTTCACGCTGATCTCAGAGCCGTATTGCAAATCGCCAAAATCAGCAGCCCGTGCCGTCAAGGTGTAGTCAGTGCTGAGCACCTGATCACCAGCGAGCACTTCCATCGGCATATCCAAAATGCCAAGTGCAGTAATGGCGCCAGCCGTGCAGCTGACGCCAAAGTCTGCCAGGAAGATCGATAGGTCTTCCGTGATCGCCATCAGCCGTACTTCTTAGAGCCGAGAGCCACAACCGAAACAGCACCAGCGCCAGTGCCACCCGCAACGGTGATGGACACTTTGATGTAGCGCTTCACGTTGTCAGAATCCAGACGGATCTTTTCAACAAGAGCAGTGTTGGCTGTAGTGGTGGTAAATGCACCACCAGTCACGTCAGTGTAGGAACCGCCAGAAGTGGCGGCTTCAGTCAGCTTGACGGCGTAGGTGACGCCAGCGCCGCCGGCTTCAGCGTCAAGCACCACAGCAATGTCGCCCTCATAATCCAGCAGGTCAACGGCAGAGCCGGTGCCAGTGGCGGTGACAACATCGTTGGGCAACAGACTGAGCACCTCAGTCTTAGTGGCGAGATTGTGGATGGTCATTGGGTAGCTCTCCTGCGCTTGGGCGCTGGTTTAGTGGTGGTTGGAGCCACCTCTGGCTCCTCAATCTTGACAGGTGCGGCGATGGCTTCTACAGCCTTACCAATACCGATCAGAAGTCTGGCGTCAGAAAGGGAAGCCTCTAGGACTTCCCCAACCTTCACCACCCGTCCGCTCAGCATCGTCTGCCTAAGGACGCGGATCAACATGATCAGAGGCTGTCGTTGCCGCGGCTGAAGGATTCAGGATGGCGAACAGCAATGTCCACATCCTGCATCGCAACCACGCGAACGGTGCCGCTGGTGCTGTTGGTGTAGGGGTCCACCATGATGTCCAGGCCGCTGAAGTAGCCGATGATCAGATCAGCGAAGTTGCCAAACCACAGATCGCCGGATGCAACTTGATTCGAGAGAACGCCTTGATAGCCGTTCACTTCATTGCCTTCCATCACAAACAAGCCAGAGCCTGCATCCTTGGCCTTGGTCTTCAGACCGCCGCGCATTGCAGCGTTCATCAGGTACACAGGGCTGCCGAGCAGTGCGTTGGCAGTTGCCACGTCGCTCTCAAGCGCCACCACCTCAGCGAAAGTGGGAGTAGCAGCTGCGAAGTCCTCGGTGCCGATGCCGGTGGTGAGCTTCAGTCCGAGGGGCTCGCCGCTGCTGCCGGTGCCATAGAGACCGGCGTAGTCGATCTTGAGCGCCAGCACGCGGGCCAGATCGTTACGCACCATGTTCTCCACGTCGATAGACGACTGGAGCATTAGGCGGCGGCTGTAGTCGGTAAAGGCCGCCACGGTCTTAGGGGTCAGGCTTACCTGATCCACGGTCTGCTGCGACTCAGTAGAAGCACCAGACTCAGCTACCCAATAAGCGGTAGCGGCACCGGACTGGCGGGGAATCGCTACGTTGCCGGTCAGGCCAGTCAGCACCGTGGCGCCAGCTTGATTCAAAGCGGAAGCGTTGCGCAGCAAATCAATGAAGCTGCCAGCGTCTAGGTCAGTAGCAACCAAGTTGCCGCCAGCGGTGGCGGTGCCAACGGTCAGGTCACGGCGCAGCACATCTTGAGGGATGGTGATGCCACGGGACTGGCGGCCAATCTTGGCAGCAGCAGCCTCAGATGCCTCGATCTCAAACGCTGCAGCCTCGCGGGCGGAGCGGTCGGCGGGGTTGGCCAGATAGTTGATGGCACGCAGGAAGGAGAAGCCGCGGGCCTCCTCCTTAGTCATGCCGATTTCGGCGGCGCTCATGGTCACAGGCTCCTGTTTAATGTCGAGTTTGTCGAGCACAGCAGCGCGAGCCTCGTCGATAGAACGACCAGATTCGATCAGCTGGCGGCCGAGATCGGCCATTGCGTGCTTTTCGCACAGTGCAGAAATGCCAGCGATGCGGGAGCGCTCAGCCTCAGCGGCTTCGGCCCGCACCACGGCCAGATCAGTGGCGGTGTTTTCCATTGCAGGAATGGGATCGGGTGTAGGTGCTGCCGAGGCAGCTTGGTCAGGCTCGAGGGATCGGCCAATGCCAACGCCGGGGTCAGCCGGCACCGACACAACAGAAACCTCATACGGAGCCCAGGCAGTAGCAACAAAGTCGCCACTGCCGCGCTCCTCCATTTTGTCGATGGAGTAGCCGAAAGAGACGTTCCGTAGAACGCCATCTTTCACATCGCTCAAAACTTCTTGAGCGAATGAGTTGCGGCTAAACCGCACGCGGGCGTAACCCCGCTTCTTTTTGCCGTCGATGTAGGCGCGTTCCACCACCCCGATCACACGATCAGGGTTGTGATTAAACAGCAGCGGCGCACCATCGTTCAGGCGGCTGAGGTCGGCTGCCTTCATCTCGTGGCTGAGGATCTCATTGCCGAAATAGCGAGCAACAGGAAACTCAGAGCTGAACGGGAACTCGTAGGTTCGATCCTCAACCTCGTCAAAACTTGTCAGCTCAGCACGCTGGTGCCGACCAATGCCAGGCATAGCGCGCTCTTCTTCAACAGTCTCTTCAGACTCAATCAGATCGATGTCGTGCGCCTCTTCCATTTGTCTATCTTGCAATGCCTTAATTCTATCCGCCTTTGCGTTAGCCCATGTTTGACCGGGATCGCCGCCCCATGCTGCCCACGCAACACGGCCTGGTGATGGATAGCCGTCTTCATCCGGGGTAAATCCCTCGCCTTGCTTGTCCACTTCATGACGCGCAAACCATGCCGCCATCGTGATGACGGTATCGGCGCTCAGTTCATCACCGCTCAGGATCTGGCCAGCACGCCGGGCCGCCACCTCAGTGCCACCAGGCTCGCCATCAGCCTTCCAATCGCGATATCGCTGTGCCTCTTCCCTCATGCCATCAGTTGGCATCAGATTGATGTCTTGTCCTTCAATCGTCGCCATCATCAACCTCCTGATCATCATCTGATTGATCGATCTGGTCAGCTGGTGGGTCGGTCTCATCAAATGCTGGTTCGCTGCCCATTGCAGGGAATGGCTGCGACGCACCACCAGCATTAACCTCGCTTGGATCGGTATCCGTCACAATGCCCATCTCATCAAGCATTGCCAGCTCAGCCTGACGTGCCAACAGCACACCATCAAGGTCGCCGCCCTGCTCGCTGATCACCTGACCCAGCGTCTTGAAGCCACAGCGCACTGCATCCTTATACGCGTTCACTTCCTTCTGCGGATCCACCCACTCCCAGCTGCGTGGGATCCAGCGGCTGGCCTTGTAGCGATCTGGTGCCATCTCATAGCCCGGCAGGCTTAGCGCACCGCTCAATACCGCCATGTCCATCCAGCCTTCAAATACCTGCTGATGGAAGTTCTCGATCATGTACCGCTGCAGCACGCGATAGGTGTCGCGCTCTTCCAGCAAGCTCAACCTGCTGCTGCTGTAGTTGCTTTCTGAGAAGTTCTTGCTGATGCTCTCGAACGAGACGCCAACACCAGCCGCCACAGCACGCAGCATCGAACGCGTGAACGGCTCCAGTTGCCCATCAGGGCTGTTCAGATCAGGCACCGTGACGCTTTCGCCGGGCGCCAGATACTTGAATACACCGGGCTGAAACTCGCTGACGCGTTCACCCTCGTAGACGTCATCACCCACCAGCTCGCCCTCAGGGCTGCTGATAAAGCCCATCAGCGCGCTGCTAGCCCGAGCACGCACCACCTCGGCTTCTTCAAAACCCTGCAGCATGTGCAGCCGCATCAAGGCAGACGCAAACCACGTCACGCCTCTGGTCTGCCCTGGCCGCTCCGGCAGGAACAGGTGGATCACCTCATCAGCAGGCACCCGCACCCGGCGGCCATTGGTGCGTGGGTTGCCCGCATAGGTGTCGCCCGGATGGTTGGCATAGAAGTGGTAGGCCTGCGGCCGCAGGTAGCCATCCACCTCGATGCCCATCCGTACCGTGTTGCCCTCGGCGGCCTGCGGGATGTCATCGTCGATCAGGTAATCAGCTTCCAGCACCTGCAACGCAAACGGCACTTTGCTGCCGCCAAATGGCTGGCGGATCATTCGCACAAACACCTCGCCGCTTTCTGCAAGGCTGCGCACCAGCAGCCGCTCCATGTCGTGAAAGCCGAGCAGGCCACTCACATCACAGTGCTGCTTACGTGTCCACTGTTCCCATGCCTCATGGATGCGACCATTGATCGCCTCATCAAGTCGCCCGCCACGTTGCATCCGCACCTGTGATTGATGCTTGATGCCGTGCCCGATCACATTGTTCTGAATGCTGCGCACCGCTTGCCGCGCATAGTCGTTGTCACGGCACAACTGCCGCGCGCGATTGCGCAGTGACTTAAAGCTGCTCTTGATCTCGCTGTCAGCGCTGGTGCTGCTGGTCACCCAGTCAGCAGTCAACCTGCTAACACGGGCGCCTTGATACGCACGCCGCTGCGCTCGCATCGGCTCGAAGCCCATTGCCTTGAACAGCCGCGTGCGCAATCCCATCAGAACCTCACGAACAGATTGTGCGGATTGCCAAGGCCGTTAGCGATCAGGTCCGCCATCTGCTCGCGTTTCACTTCAGCCTTCAGCTTAGATTCGCGCTCGACAAGATCACCAAGATCCATCTTCGTAAAGCTGCGGCTGCCGATGCTGTACTGCTTAACGCCACCGCTAACAATCGCGCGTATCGCAGCCTGTACTGCATCAAGATCCTGCTGCGCCTGCGAACGCCCATCAAACGCACCAGGTGTGCTCGTGAAGTCCAGCGCAGCCAGCACCTGCAGCTGCCCAGCACCCAACGTCACCTGATCGCTGCCGCTGGTCGCAACAGCCTGCCAATACCATTGCCCCGCATCAAACCCGGCACTGGTGGCCGCGGCCAACGTGAACGTCCAACCCTGACCGCTAGCAACGCCCACCACCGTGGCGCCTTCGCTGGCCGTATTGGTGCGCAGGTAGTAGGTCAGCGTCCAGCTGCTGCTATCAATCGCATTGCCGATATTGTCCACCGACGGATCAGCCGTCCACTTCACCGTGTCACCGGCCCGTATCTGAGATGGGATCGGGATTGCCACGGCTTACCAGTTACTTACAAAGCCACCAGCAGGCCCAGAGGTGGTCTGCTTCTTTGATCTTAGCGGTGCCCTCTTCCCTTCTTCCAACTGCACCCGCAGCTGTTCCCACATCGTTGCTTGGTTCATCTTGCGGCCGAACAGCAACATCGCGGCATAGGCATACACCATGCAATCAAGCGCCTCGTTGCGGTCACCTGCTTTCTTCACCCATTCCCTAATGGGAAACCCGCGGTGATACCGCAACGCCTGCCGCTCACTGGTCACCTGCTTGAAATAATCCGCATCAGCAGCCATGCCGAAATGCAGCCCGCCAGCTTGTTGGTTGTGGCGCAGCCGGCCAAACAACGTCGTTTTGATCGTGTCAGTCCCCAGCTGATACAGCGTCACGCCACGCCGCAGCACCTTGCCGCGCCAGTTCACATCAACCTTGTTGCCCTTGCCAACCGCCGGGCTGTTGCGCCTGCTGCTGCCTTTAATCGCCACCACGCCCTGACCCACGCGGTCGCGCACATACCGATATACCTCGTGCGTGCAGTGGCCGCCAGAGTCCACCGCCATCTGCACCACCTTCAACGTCTTGCCGTTCTCGGTGTCCCACTCCGTCGCCAGTACCTGATCCAGCTGGCCCCACACCTCCGTCATGGTCGGGTCGCCCATCAGCTCCTGGTGCCACACCATCCATCCCGTTTCACCCTCGCCCCATCCCCATACAGTCACCGCTAGCCGATTGTCCTGCACGTCGACGCCAGCAGTCAGCAGCACCACGCCAGCAGGGCACAGCCCACTGCGATAGGCAAGACGTTTCTCCATCAACCCATCGGCGCTGATCTTCGCTGCATAGTCCTCCTCCCACGTCTCCGCCAGGCGCGTATTGACGAACGCCTTAAGCGCCGGCGCATCGCCCTTAGCCCTTAGGAAGTCATCCACCAGCTGCTCCCAGCTGCACCAACCCAACGGGCTGTAAAGCCCTGATAGCTGGAATCCAGCAGTGCGCCCATTGCCAGCCGGTGCCGTCGCACGCCATTCACCTGCGCGCATCATTGCCGGCTTGTGCAGCTCCTCAAATCGCTCGCCGCAGTGCTCGCACTGATAACGCGCAGTCTCTGGACGCCCGTCGTCCCATTTCAACTGCCCCCACTTCAGCCAGTCCATAGCGCCGCAGATTGGACACGGCACATAGAACCGCCGCTGATCGCTGCGCAGATACTCAGCCTCGATGCGGCTGAAATCCTTGACCGTCGGGGTGCTGGTCAGCAGGATCTTGCGCCGCGCAAACGTCGTCGTCCGTCGCTCCGCCAGCGCTACCGGATCGCCCTCGCCATCCACATCACTCGGGAAGCCGTCCACCTCATCGCAGAACAGGTAACGACACGGTGCAGATCGCAGGCCGGTGGCACTGTTCGCACCAGTCAGCAGCATGATGCCGCCGCTGAACTCCTTGCTGAACATCGTGTTGCCAGAGTCCCGCGCTCTAGCCGGTGCGATCTTCTCCGACAGGCATGGCGTCTCCGTGATCATGCTCTCCAGCCGTTGCTTACTAAGCCGCTTCGCCATCTCCACCGTCGGCTGGACGCACAACATCGGCCCCGGCGCATGGTCGATCACATAACCCAGCCAGTTACTGCCCGCCTCCGTCTTGCCCGTCTGCGCGGCAAACATCATCACCACCCGCTGCACCGTGCTCTCGCTGCTAAGGCAATCCATCGGCTCGCGCAGGTATGGCGTCCGATCCGTGCGCCATGGCCCCGGCTCCGCTGATGCCTTGCTGCTCAACCGCCGATAGCGATCCGACCATTCGCTCACCGTCAGCGGCTGCTCAGGCCGCAGCCCATCCATAAAGCCATCACGCCACGCGCTACGCATCACACAGCTCCACCAGCGCCGCACGGTGCTCTTGCGTCAGCACCTGATGGATCACCGTTGGATCTGTCTCGCCAGCCAGCTGATGGCTCAGCCGATCCGCCAAATTCGCCAATGCCTCACGCACGCCGCGGCCAACCTTAAACGCTTCCTTCTTCACCTCATCAGCAGGCACCAGCTCACCACGCTGCTGCGTCACCTGCAGCTTTGCCAGCTCCGCCTGGTAGTGCTCACGCCGTGCTCTGCTCTCATTCAGATCCGGAATCGCATCATCCGGCAGACCATTCACACGCCGCTTCAGCTCATCAGCGCCCCGTGGTGGTGGTTCCACAAGATCCGGCTGCCGCACCTTGCTGTTGTGCGTCGCACGCGTGTTCCGGTCCCATAGCTCGATCGCTAGGTCACGATCCAGCCACCGCTTGCCATTCTTCTCCACCACAGCCGCCGCGATCCGTGCCTTGGTCGCAGCTGTCACCGTGCCCTTCGCGCAACCTTTGATCGCAGCAAACTCGCTAAACGTGACTAGCAAGCCTTAAGCACCACTAATTCAGTTCAATACTATGGACTTATTGAACTCTCAAACTGGGAATGGGGTAAGACTTTTGAGATCCATTGCGCCGCAATGGTTTGAGAGCTTTGGGCCCTGACGCTAGCGAAAGCGGGTGCGAGCGAATGACC